CCTCCACCGAAGGCTTTCGCCCATCGGATAACATGTCTAAGCTTGGAATTAAATCCAGGGACCTAGGTCATGCCAACTAGGGATAAGTATGCGGATCTTAGCATACCGACTCTTTAGAGGCATCGGAATAGAATTTCCGATACTGCTCAGGTCAGGTCGAAGAACATCCACCTCATTTTCATTGGTGAATGGATCAAAATGACCTCCCACTATCTGCTTTAGCTTAGCTAAGAGCAGCCCCTGGTTATCATAGTTAATCATGATAGCCTGGACGGCAAATACACGGACATAATAACCTTCATATCCATGTTTAGCCCTAACTACTTTGACCGAGGGGTCATCGAGGTTTTCGATGATTCCAAGATCACCGTAGCCGTCAGAAATTTTAGGACATCTAGATCCCAAAGTATCCGACAGGAAGCGCCAGACGACACGCAAACTAGCATCACAGCCAAAAGTATTCCGACTGTGAGCAAGCCTGCGAATCGCATTGCACGACTTAAGTATTGCCGTTGTACCATTTAGGGCATCCTTTTGGAAGATAGGTTTGATATCTATGCCATTCCACCAGTAAGCACCACAAGATTCACGGAAGTAAGACGTTGAATAACTTTTCGTCTGATTCACAGTGAATCCCAGGTCTTTGCTAATGGAGCAATATAGATCAAAAGCAGCCGACGGTAAAATAACATCATCACCATAGACAGAAACCTCTCTATGACTAAGCCCAAGTTTAGAACAACAAACACAGGCTAAGGAATAGAATATCAAGGTTTCAAGTTCGAAAGTGAAGGCGTTACCCATACTTGAGAATTTCTCATAGTAAAGGATATTACCATCCAAACTCCCGGAATTCGATCTAAATACCTTCATCAGCGTTAACCAATTACTTGGCAAAAGTGACTCTACGAGATCTTTCGAAATCGTATCACTTGCAGCAGAAAAATCAACCGTAGCTAAGTTGTTAAACTTCGATGCGATTCTACTTTTCTGCTGGTTATAACGTTGATAATTTAGATCTATCCCCTCTACCGATAGACGGTTCCGAATCATAGCACCTATACCTTTTTGAAACCAGAGGTTTATTCCTGGCTCAATGGCAATGGTTCTATCACCCTTAGCGTCCTTAGGTACAGTGACGACCTTGTTACAGTTCTCGATCTGAAATTGCACATTCCAAGTTGGATATGCAAGATGAAACCAAGAGCTCACAAAGTCGTGAGCATCTCTAGTTATACCAGATTCTATCTGGAATTTTTCTGGGAAGGTAGCATCACGCTTTTTAATTTTCGTGGTGGCACCTGGACCCCAGTTGCACGCATCTATAAGCTCGTCTGGTTCAAACGTTTTCAATATATTCGCGATTTGTCGATTCATGCTGAAAAGGCATGAAACGGTAAGTGAGTTTTCAAATTCACTCTCGCGAATACGGCGATTAGTTTGTTTACAGACCCATTCTGCAGCTTGGAACTTATCAATCGCTATATCTCTAAGATTAATATCTGTCTTAAGAAAAGTAGCTTTTGACAAAAACTTCGTTGCGGCAAAACTGTCTCGGGCAGAAACGAGAGAATTATAATTCTCAGGTTTCCAATCTAGCTTGACAAGCTGAGCGTGCTCATTATTTGAGTACATCAGCCAACAGGCTAGAGACCTAGGACAATCGAGGGCTTCTAGATACTTAAAGATGTAAACATCCAGCAGATCACTATGATATTTCATAGTAATTTCTCCTTGAATTAAAATTGAAGGGAGATCTCAAAATGAGAAACCAGTGATGCAGAAGCGGAATTCTTAAGCTATGGGAATGCTAATAAACATTCTCAAGGCTAGTGAAAGCCGCTGTAGAAACTGCATTACCGGCCAGACTGACAATGAAGGCACGTGCGTCAAGGCGCTGGTTCGCCGAAGCAAGCTTCGGTATAACAGCGTCGAGATTCACGATGATTTCACCCAGTTTCTTGCTGGTGTCGACCGTATCCATAATTGGGATAACGATCTTCTCTTTAATACGTGCAACCGAACTTCCATTTTTGGGAAGGGTGACACTCATTGAAACGACGCGTTTAGCATCAAAAATGCTATTATCGTCGTAATAACGAGCTACACCCAACGCATCGATGGATTGCGGGGTAAAAACCACGTTCGCCGGAGTACGATCAGCGAGGGTCAAAGCTGCGATAGCAGGCATTTAGAAAACTCCAGTTGATTTAACGGCGTAATTGACGGAGGAGGGCTATGGCGTTGGCAATGTGACCGGCAGATGTCGGATCTTTAAATGAAGGCATCGGCAGTTCTGGAACGGACGGTAATATTGTCCGCACACAACTGACGTTCTTCAAATAACATCTACAACTACCGGGATCAGCATACCACTGGTCATAGACACCTGTACCGCCCCACGATCTATCGAAGACAACATACTCAACACGAGTAACAGTCTTCGTGACATATTCAACTGTCAATCCTTCAAAGGCATCATGTGTATTGAGCCAGTTGCTGATCGGTAAAAGCCAATCAACAACGAAGCTCCATGGTATCTTTTCCCAGAGGACAGCTCCAAAGTTTGTCAAACCAAGGGTGTTCAGAATGCGAAAATGCACCGCATTTACCCGAACACGACATTTGTAGACAACATCAACATGACCAGCAGAAGTAACCTTAGTTTTCATTTTAAGGCGTAATCCACTAGCTTCTGTATCATTTCGTACAACATCTTCGAAAACCGGTACCTGAGCTTTAACCCGGACATCGTAAACGAGTTCTCGTCCCTTTTCGGTTAATTCCTTCGCTATCCCCTGTAAATCGGAGATAAGCGGAGAAATACCGTATTGGTAAACGAGAAAATCATTCGCGACATCCCTGCTATTGCCAGGTAACAGTATCCTTGATGCTGCACGAATGTTGCCTTTCCGCATTGCATTGATGCCTTTGCCAAGCCTTACGGCTAAGTCTTTGATCATCGATGCAGTTTGGGCCCGTTCAGCAAGCGCAACCGCGAGGTTGACATCTTGCTGTTTAATTTTCGAATACAGTCGCTTAAGAGCACTTTCTGATGCCTCAGTAACGGCTCCGCTGAAATTATAAAACATTCCAGTGAAATCGTACACTGAAGAACCAGAGCTCCCAGAATGACTGTACAGAAAATTGTCCCATAATGCCCCTACAAATTTTACACCGTATTGAGGGTTGTCCTTGGGATACCGTGCTGTAGCTTCGGTATCGAAAGAAGCCTTTTCAAGGGTGTAACCGTTGTAGTTCAATGCGTTGGGGAATAGATCTAACCCCTTAGCATACTTAAACTTCGATCGGATTTTCTTGACTTTATAAACCAGAATCGGTTTACGAGCCCAGACCATCTTTTTCAACCGCTTAGAGTACACTTTGTACGCAAGGCGAGGGCCTTTCATGACACGATAGATCACGGTCTTGAAAGTAGGTGCAGGTCTCTGAAAGTAACCTTTCCGAGAAGTGGAGTTAGTGCCTGAACGAAAGAAAGACTGATCATACCCGGGATTATTATTCTGAGTACGTAACAAGGAGTCATAATTAGGACCCCAGTACGTAAGAATAGTTGAATTCCGGATGTTAGCAGATTTCCCACCGTACATAGCACCTCCACTATTTTGCACCAATAAGTGTAGGGCGGAAGCCCACACTAGAGACTGTGCGAAAGCACAGCAAAAACTTCTCCAAACCTTGATCCCCCACGACAGCTGTTTGCAGCTCATTTTCTTGGTACCATGAACGGAACCAAGAATCGAGCGCTAAAGCCATCATGAGGGAGGAAGGAGGAGAAG